TAAGAGTTCAAGCAATTGCCAGCGTAAATTATAAATAAGTAATAAAATAAAAAAAATATGACAACTATAGGAAGAAAAAGAAAAATCGGGATTGCTATTGAATCTGTAGCAGGAACAATAGAAAGTCCTACAATGCAAATCCCATTTTTAGACCTTACCTTAGAGCCAAGACATACTCCAATCGGTGATGTTTCTGCCAGAGGAACACGAATGGAGCAAGGATGCGGTTCTGTAGAAGGAAAGAAATGGGGAGAAGGCACAATACAAGCAGTGCTAAATCCCAAAACATCTCCTTACTTGTTAGCATTGGCATTAGGAGATATATCATCAGCCCCATCGGGAGCAAACTTTAAGCACACCATTAAAAGAAGTGAAGGTGATGCTTTAACAGCCTCCATATATGTTGACAACATTGTCAATGAGGAAGTATACGCTAACGCAGTAGTTAATAATTTAGAAATATCATTTGCAGATGATGTAGCAAGTATCAACGCAGATATATTATCTAAATACCCAGTAGAGCAAACAGCTTCTTTAGATGCGGAAACAAAATGTCCAATTCTTTACACATTTGCTAACGCAACGGTAAAGATTGGAGGAGAAGAAGCTAAGGTCAGAGATTTTAGTCTATCAATAGCAAACAACGCAGAATTGATATACAACCCAAGCGACAACGATGTCTCTGAGATAGTTTGGAAGTCATTGAATATCAGTGGCAGAATATCAATGATATTCAAAGACACGACAATGCTTGAGAACTATGAGAACTTGGTAAAGAAAACAATGGAGATTACATTTTCTAACGGAACTAATAACTCCATCAAAATTACAATACCAAGTTTTAGAGTTGATAACTGGAACAAATCAGGTGGCAATGATGATATTGTTCACGAGGAGTTTGACTTTGTAGTAGAAGACAGCATTGGCAACGAGCCTATAACTGTAGAGGTTATCAATCAAACTGAGAATTATATTAAAGGTGAAGAGAGCTAATAATAAGTTAAATTAAATATATGGAAATAATTACACCTATTCTAAATCGCAAGGTTGAACTCAAGGATTGGATTACTGGCCGTGAGCAACAGGAGATAATGAAGCCAATCACAGATACTAAAATGACGATATCTTCAAAGGGAGAATCTTCAACAGAGATTAACATTGGAGAAGCACAGAGAAAGTCAACAGAGAAGGCAATAGAGTCTGTAGTAATCTCAATAGACGGAGATAAGAAAGACATTCTAAACAGAGTATACGATATGCCGAGCAAGGACTATGATTTTGTAGTTAAGAAAGTTGATAGTATTGTCAAGGGAGATGATTTTCAGCAAGCCGAATAGATTCTAAGAGGTGGTATAGGTTAGGCAAGTTGACAGAGCCAATGCAGATAGTAGAGATATGTGAACTATTCGGCTGGGATTATCAAACATACTTAGACCAACCAATTTGGTTTATTCAAACAATCATAGATAAAATGGAGATTGACAATGAAAAAATTAAAAAATTAAAGAGAAAAAAATAAATGGCAACACTCTCCTTTATCATAGAAGCACAAAATAGAGCTGGTCAAACAATCAAAGAGGTAGAATCTCAAGTTAAGGGACTAGAGGGAAAAGTGAAAGATATGCAACCAGCTTTTCAGAAGATGGCGTTGATAGGAACGGCTGCTTTTACAGCTATTTCTTTAGGAGCTAAAAATGCCATTGACAGTGCTTCAGAATTTCAAGGAATATCTACAGACTTTTCAAGAATGACTGACCAGATAGGAATTGACGGAGATAAGCTTATTGATAAATTAAACGAGGTTTCAATGGGTACTGTTTCAAATACTGATTTAATGCTTTCTACTAATAAAGCTATGGCTTTAGGAGTTGGTAATAACATTGATGATATTACAAAATTAATGGAAATTGCTAGGCTCAAAGGTAGAGCTTTGGGATTAGATACAACACAAGCGTTTAATGATATTGTTACTGGTATTGGTAGGGGTTCTCCTTTGATTTTGGATAATTTAGGTATTATTATTAAGCAAGAAGCGGCACAGGAGGCTTATGCAAAACAATTAGGAAAGACGGTTGATGAAATGACAGACGCAGAGAAGTCGCAGTCTATTTTTAATGCAGTAATGGAAAGCGGAACAAAAGATTTAGAGCTTGCAGGAGAGTTATCATTATCTTTTGGAGAAAAAATGCAACAGATTAGTAAGGAAACAGCAGACGCTTCTGTTAGTTTAGGAGAATCTTTATTGCCCGTAATTGAAACATTAGCAGATATAATTATTCCGTTAATAAAAAATATATCAAAATTTGCAGAAGAAAATCAAACACTTGTTAGAAATATAATAATAGCAACAATGGCAATAACTGGAATAATAGCGGTTGTTGGAACATTGGGATTACTATTGCCATCATTGATTGCAGGATTCGGTGCATTCGGTGCAATTCTTTCATTCATTATGTCTCCAATAGGATTAGTTGTAGGAGCAATTGCGGGACTGATAGCGGTTGGAGTTTTACTATGGAAGAATTGGGAAGAAATATCTGATAAAGCGACGATGATATGGAATAATATCCTTAACCTTATAAAAGGAATACTTAAAAAAATCGGTGATTTTATATACGATTATATTTCTTTCTGGGTAGGACTAATAGATATGTTTCTTAATATATTTGGTATTTCAGTCAAAGACATTCAAAATGCCATTGAAAGTATGATGACATACATTAAGAATATATTTTCAACAGTTTCAGAAGAAGTATCAAAAATATGGAATGGATTATGGGGAGGAATCAAAGATATGGTTAATTCAGCAGTTAATTTTATGAAACCAATTATAGATGGTTTTGTTAGTTGGTTTCAAGACAAGTTTGATGTCATCGGAGATATTGTTTCAAGTGTAAAGGGTGCAATAGATAGTATCGGGTCAATGATTGGAGGGGCAGTATCTTCGGTTTCTAATATAGGAAAATCTATTTTAGGCGGATACCAGTTTGGAATAGATAGTGTTCCACGAACAGGTATGTATATGCTTCACAAGGGTGAGTCAGTATCTCCAGCAGGTTCAAGTAATAGCATCGTAGTTAATATCAACGGAGGATATTATATGTCAGAGAGAGCGGCAGAAGATATGGGAGACAAAATAATAGAAAGGTTAAAAAGAGAAGTTAAACTATGACGATTATAAAAATTAACTCAATAGATAGAACAGCCGACATTGATGTTAATACAATAACAAAGAGCGATAAAACAGGTGGCAATAGTTCTCTTGATTTTAGATTGATAGAGAAAGAAGGAGTTGATAGTCCAGAGATAAATGACATAGTTGAATTAACAATTGACGGAGAGAAAGAGTTCGCAGGGACAATAACAAGAATAGAAAAGACAGCAGATGCAGGTAAGACATCAAGAGTAATTATCTCTTGCGTAGATTATACAAGTATCTTATCAAGGTATATTGCGACAGAGAGATACAGAAGAAAAACAGTTCGGGAGATAATTGAGGACTTAATTGATAAATACGGCAGAGGATTCTTCACAATTAATAATGTCAATTGTGATATAATGGTTCAGACGATAGTGTTTGATAAAATCAGTTTGGCAGAGTGCTTAAACAGATTATCAGAACTAACAAACTATAGTTGGTATGTTGATTATGATAAGGATATAAACTTCTTTGAGAAATACGATAAACTGGCTCCATTTTCAATAAGAGATGATAACGGATCTTACATTCAAAAGACATTGAATATAGTTCAGGATTCAAGTCAATTGAGGAATAGAGTTATGATTAGAGGAGGAGAAGTTGAAGGAAACTTGAGAACAGAAACATATAGTGGTAATGGTATCAATAAAACATTTTCATTGGTGAATAAGTTTGGAACAATCCCAGAAGTTAAAGTTAATGGAGAATTAAAAACAGTAGGGATTGATTATTTAGACGCAGAAGAAAGCTTTGATTGTTTCTGGAGCTTTGGTGAGAAATATGTCAGATTCAAAGAAGCACCACCAACCGGAGAAGGAAACATTTTAATATCAGGGCGTCCACTTTATCCAATCATTATTCAAGTTCAAGATGATGATTCCGTTGACAGATATGGAGTAATAGAGTTCTTCAAAGAGGACAGAAAGATTAAAAGTATTGAGGAAGCAAAGCAATTTGCTGAGGCAGAACTTCAAGCATACTCAGAAAAGATATATGAAGCAAGTTTTACGACAGACAAAACAGGGTTAAGAGCAGGAATGGTTATCAACATCAATAGTGAGAGTTTAGGGGTTAATGAGGACTTCTTAATACAAAGCGTCTATCTAACATACGAAAGCAAAACAAAGATGTATTACGATGTCAGACTAGCAACATTAAGAACACTCGGAATAATTGACTTCTTAATTAGACAATTACGCATCGGTAATAGAATTATTGAGGAGACAATTGATGAAGTATTAGTTAGACCATTATTCATTACAGAACAATTAGGCATAAAAGAAACTAATGAATTACAAGAGCCAGAAATAATACCAACTGAGAAACTTGGAATATATGAAGATATATGCGATAATAATGTAGAGCCGATATTTGTTTATGCTCCATACTTCCCGACAGGAACCGATGACCAGAAAGTAAAAAGCATTTTTAATACAGCTAAATGGCAATAATATGAACAAAAAAATAAGAAACAAAATAAAAATAAAAGGAANACATACAGCGTTNTTTNTAAGAGGNGATNAAGTTANTAGAATTGATACAGTTGANAANATAGTNNNNTANAAAGGNATTGAAACTATGTGGAANANAATGGCAGGAGAATANTCAGGNGAATTGANNATTGATAANGCAGTTTTAGGAACAGGAGAAACTCCTCCAGCAGTTACAGATTTAGGACTTGAAACCGAAGTTTATAGAAACAATGTTATATCAGCAACAGCACAAGACAATACGATATATGTTGATGCATATTTTAGTCAGGCAGAAGTTACTGGAACATTTAAGGAGTTTGGATATTTGATTGATAACAGTGTATTATGGAACAGAGCCGCAGTTAACTGGGAGAAAGGAGACCTTGACGCGTTATTAGTCAGGTCATCCTTTATGATAATAAATGAAGAAGAAAGTTAAAAAATAAAAATATGGCAAGACCTAAAAATGTATTTTCTGCTGGAGATGATATTCTAGCAGAAAAAATGAATGAAAACTTTGAAGAGATATGGGCAGGAGTTAATATTTACGGAGAAAGTTTAGAAGGTTCAGATGATTACGCAATAACAGTTGATGGAGTTGAATCATATTCAGAAGGAATGGTTGTTGTTTTTAAGGCAGATGTAGCTAATACTGGTGCCTGCTCATTTAATGTTAATGAACTTGGAGCAAAAGCAATAAAAAAATACATAGATGGTAGTATGGTTGACCTTGATGATAATGATATAGAAGCAGGACAATTAGTGTATATAATTTACGATGGCACTAATTTTCAGTATGTTAATTTCAAAGGAAAGTATAAAATTGTTTGCGGGAAGGATTCAAGAGATATATCTTTAACAGGAAATCAAACAATAACCCATAATTTAGGAAGAACACCTAAAAAGATAAGGATAAAAGCAATTATTAATACTTCTCAAACTTGGAAAGAATCGGAGGGAGTATGGGTTAATGGTAGTGCTGTAGGAGTATTGCGTTCAGATGGTGGTTTCAGTGCTCTTGATATGATTAACATTGGCTCATCTGGAAACTTTGGGTATGCTATGATTAGTTCGTTTAATTCAACAACCTTTGTTCTTAGTTGGAATAAGATGGGTTCACCAACAGGAACAGTTAATTTTATATGGGAAGTAGAATAAAAATATGAAAACATACAATGGAGCAATTATAGACCCAATAGACGAACGAGATTACAAACTTGAAGAAGTTGGAATGTTTGCCCCAGTTAATTGGATAGAGAAAAAAGGCATAAGGCAGTTTGAAGTCAAGGACCAAAGTCAGTCAAGTTCCTGTGTTGCCAACGCCGTAGCAAAAATACTTGCCATTGAGAACTACCTTGAAGAAGGCAGATACTTCCCCTTGTCAGCAAGAGATTTATATACGAGACGAACTAACAATGGCGGTGGTATGAACTTTAGAGAAGCAATGAAACTCGGACACGAGAAAGGAATAACTCTTGAATACCTAATGCCATCAAACGGCAAGGGAGAAGCGGAAATGAACAAAGCAGATGACAGAACAACATTTACAGAAATGACAGGCAGTATCTTAGCGGGCGGAAACTACATTTCAACACCTTTTAACATAGACAGCATTGCGTCTGTTATCAATCAAGGCAAGGGAGTGCTACTTGGCTTCAGATTTGATTACGATGAGTGGGATTTAGAAGTCCCGATAATCAATCCTAAGTCAAAACTATCTTGCCATCACGGAGTTGCTGGAATTGA